CTAATCCAGACGATGGTACTAACTGGTTAGATACCCAGAGCACACGTTGGGGGATCTTTGAATGGAACGGTGAACCAGCACCTGACGGACAGACATTTAGCGTTCAGACGCCGATTGTTATCACGGACGCTTCACGCTTAGTCGGAGGACAGGCGTCAGGAATGCCAAAAGCAAGTGTTGGCACAATTGGACAATATGCAGTACGCGCGACCAACTCTAAGATCACGTTTTTCTACAAAAACTCTAGCGGTTCATGGGTGCTGATAGGAAGCCCTGCTTGGAAAAATAGCTGGCCGGTAGTTACTGGTGAGTCGCCGGACGGTACTCTAGGGGCCGGCACTGATTCCTTCGAGGTTATTACGGACCCAAGCGGCACTCCAACAACGTTTACTATTGACGAAGTAAACGGAGGCGACTTAGACGCTCATGTAAGTGCATTTAACGCTGCATTGAGTACTCCTACTGCAACAGGTATAACAGCAGAAAACGTAAACGGAAGATTTACTATTTTTAACGACGGCACAACTGCTGACGACTTTGAATTAGCAAACGACACAGGTCTTCTAACGAAGTTAGGTCTTTCTACAGGAACGTTTACAGCACCAGCTACTCAGTTAAGTCCGCACACAAATATTCCTAACTTCGATGCAGACTTGCAAGACCGTCCAACAGGCAGTGTATGGATCAAGACCACAGAGCCCAACTTAGGTGCTCGTTGGAGATACTTCCGTTACAACGCAGACGTTGAGTTGTTCGACCCAGTCGACGCGCCTCTTTATGCAAGCAACGCAAGAGCCTTGTACGAACTTGATAGAACAGGCGGCGGTCTTAACTTACCAGTTGGCGAAACGTTTGTACGTTACAACTCGGAAGCAGCAGATCCTAATCAAGCTGAATTTAGAATCTACAACAGGAGCGCAACCGGCGCAACACGAATTGTTAGTAGGGCTATCGGCACTGGCGGCGTTACCGCCAGTGCGTACAGCCTAGATATCTACGAAACAGTAGTAGGCTCGCCGACTCTTGCGGCTCCTGTAACCGTGTCTATCACTACAATAGGTGATGCTCAGGACGACGCTGATGCAATCGCAGCAGCAATTAATAACGCAAACCTGCAGAACGTAGCAGCAAGCGTAGATAGTCAAAACAGAATTGTAATTGAGCACACAAAAGGCGGTGACATTAGATTTACCGACACTAATAGCTTGTTCCCACTGATTGGCTTTAGTCCGTTTGACCCAAACAGCTCGACTTCTACAACTAACAACCTGTACAGCACAGAAGGTAACAACGTAGGTGACTTTGTAGCAAGTAACTGGAAGGAGGCTAGCTTTGCAGCACAAGCAGATGCTCCGCAGAACCTTGCACAAGACGGTGACCTTTGGTACAACAGTGTTGTTGACGAAGTTGACATTATGATCCATGACGGCACAGCCTGGAGGGGTTATAAGAACTTCTTGACAGATACAAATCCAGGCGGTCCGATTGTTAGCGCATCTGAGCCTAGTTTAGTAGGCGGCCAATCAGACGGATCAGACCTTGTGGATGGTGATCTTTGGATCGACACGTCAGACATCGACGAATACCCAGTTATCCGTCGCTGGAACGCAAACTTACAAAGGTTTGTGCTTGTAGATAAAACAGACCAGACCACAAGTGAAGGTGTAGTTTTTGCTGATGCACGTTGGAACACATCAGGTGAAAACTCTGATACACAAGGCACTATTGCTAACTTGCTAGAAAGTGACTTTGTTGATCCAGACGCACCCGACCCAGCACTATATCCACGTGGTATGTTGTTATTCAACTTACGTAGAAGTGGCTTTAACGTCAAGCGTTTTGTTCGTAACTACATCGACACAACAGAAGATAACATTCGATTCAACGACGAGGCGATGACAGACTACGCAGTTAACCGCTGGGTAACTGAATCAGCTAACCAAGCAGACGGATCTGGTAGCTTTGGTAGAATTGCGCAGCGTCAAGTAGTTGTACAGTCGTTGCAGTCGTTAGTTAACAGTAACGACCAGATACGCGACGATGAGTCGCGTATCTTTAATGTTATGGCGACACCTAACTATCCAGAGCTCATTGGTGAGATGATCACTCTTAACTTTGATAGGGGTCTTAGTGCGTTCATTGTCGGCGACACACCAATGCGTTTACGTCCAGATGCTACTTCGCTCAACGAGTGGGCAACTAACACACGTAATGCTGTAGAAGACAACGCTAACGGACTTGTTAGCTTTGACACTAACCTTGGTATGTATTACCCAGCTGGCTTCACTAGTGACAATGCAGGGAACAACGTTGTCGTTCCAGCAAGCCATATGGCTCTACGCACTATTGCACTAAGTGACCAAGTGAGCTACCCATGGTTTGCACCAGCAGGTACACGACGTGGTGGTGTTACTAACGCAACTGCAAGTGGTTACATCAATGACGAAGGCGAGTTTGTAAGTGTTAGTTTGAACGAAGGACAGCGTGACACGTTGTATTCTAATAACATTAACCCAATCACCTTCTTGTCAGGTAGCGGCCTTGTTGTATTCGGTCAAAAGACTCGTGCAAGAGACGCAAGTTCACTAGACAGGGTGAATGTAGCACGCCTTGTAATTTACTTGCGCTCACAATTGAACAGGCTAGCTAAACCGTACTTGTTCGAGCCAAACGATAAAATTACAAGAGACGAAATCAAAGGCGCAGTTGAGAGCTTGATGCTAGAACTAGTAGGGCAAAGAGCGCTATTCGACTATATTGTAGTGTGTGACGAAACAAACAACACACCTGCAAGAATCGATCGCAACGAGCTTTACGTAGATATCGCAGTTGAACCAGTCAAGGCAGTGGAATTCATATTCCTACCGTTGAGACTTAAGAACACAGGGGAGATTGCAGGTCTTTAATGCAAAAGGTGGGCTCTTTTAAAGGGCCCAGTTTTTGATAAATACTAGCAACAGGAGAATAATTAAATGGCAATTTCATCATTATCGAAGATCACAGTACCGCTAGCTAGCGACCAGTCAGCTACTAGTCAAGGTCTGTTAATGCCTAAGCTACAATACCGCTTCAGGGTAACGCTCGAGAACTTCGGTGTAAGCTCAGGGTCGACCGAACTTACTAAGCAAGTAATCGACGCGACGCGTCCAGTAGTGAACTTTGAAGAAATAGAGATTCCGGTTTACAACTCAAGAGCGTATCTTGCAGGCAAACACGCCTGGGAGCCTCTTACTCTTAACTTGCGCGACGACGTAACAGGCGCTGTTCAAAAGCAGGTTGGTGAGCAGCTACAGAAGCAGTTCGACTTTTACGAGCAGTCAAGCGCAGCAAGCGGCGTAGACTACAAGTTCCTAACACGAATTGAAATCTTAGACGGTGCCAACGGCGCATTCATACCAACCGTACTAGAGACTTGGGAGTGTTATGGCTGCTTTGTACAAAATGCTAACTACAACTCTCTAAACTATGCAACTAACGAGCCGGTAACTATTACATTGTCAATCAGGTTTGATAATGCAGTTCAAACACCGCAAGGTACAGGACTTGGTACAAACGTTGGGCGTACTGCAAACACCTTGATAACAGGTGCTGGCGGCGCTGCTGGTTAAATTTTACTGACGTTATTAAAAGGAGCTTCGGCTCCTTTTTTATTATGTGCGTGGTTTATTACAATAACTAAATACTTGTATGGCAAATAAATTAAACGGGTATTTAGACAATTTCGGTGGACAGTTTGGTCAAGGGCTACTCAACCCCAAAGGTAACCTTGGCGACTTCAAACACGCTGCTAGACTTTACGCGGACGATACGTTTCGTCTAGCACCAAAGACTAAGTTTCTATTCTTTATAAATTTCACTATTTCGACAGAAGCTCAACGCACAGTAGCAACCGTTCTTAGAGACAAGCACATTGCTGAACTAAACATGTTAGCGAAGTCTGTTGACTTACCACAGTACTCAGCTAACCTAGATACAAAGAATCAATACAATAGAAAGAAAGTGATCCAGACTTCGATCGAATACACTCCGGTAAACATTACGTTGCACGATGATAATCAGGGTATCACTACTCTTTTGTTAGAAGCATATTATAAGTATTATTTTAGAGACTCGTCTGTTGACACACCAGAGAATGCATACGACCCTAGAAATACATATCAAAGAACGGACAAAACACACAGGTACGGTCTAGACAACGGCAGAGTTAGGCCGTTCTTTGATAACATAAAAATTTATCAGCTGTCTCGGCAACAGTTTACCGAATACACCTTAGTTAACCCATTAGTTGAAAGATGGGGCCATGACAACATGGACAGTTCTGAAAGTGCAGGCATTGCTGAAAACACTCTTGTTTTAAATTACGAAGCAGTGTTTTATAAAAGAGGCAATGTCAAAGAAGACAATCCGGCCACGTTTGCGACAACGCATTACGACCAGACGCCTAGTCCGTTAGACATACAAGGCGGAGGCGTCGCTAACGTATTCGGTGCAGGAGGCGTATTTGACGGAGGAAGTTCTGTAATAGGAGACTTTGCGTCAGGTAACGTTGGACTAGGTACACTATTAACAACAGCAAATACAGTTAAGAATGCTAAAGACTTAACTCGCACTGGGGTAATCGGAGAAGGAGTAAGTATTCTTAACCGAGCTGTAGTAAACACAGGCAAGCAAACAGTAGGAGGAGTACCAGGAACACACTTTCCAAAAGACAGTGGTCCAGGAAGCCTTACAAAAAACACTGAAGCGCAGCCACCGTTGGCTGACGGCAGGGGGAACAATACCCCGTCCTTCCCAAGCGAAGAAAAGACTAGGCAGGCACAAATTAACGCAGGATTTGATTTACCATGAGCAACTTACCGAACCCGTCAAGAACTGAAGCAGATACTGATAGAGAAGTACGCCAGTTCTTTGACGACTATTATCAGTCAAGTATAGAATATCCAGCTAACGAAGTCGATGCAGTACTCGGTTTCTTTGAAAAAAGAGGTTTCGGAGACGCTGCCTCTTCTAGTCTTACATCAACCTTATTAAAACAAGCTAAAGTTGACAACGTAAGCACATTTAAACTGCTAGACTCGCTAAAAGGACTTAACGAGTCTCAACTAAGTGCGTTAATTGCTGAAGTGTTGAACTACAGCAGAATCAAGTCTAGCTCTCTAGGCTTTAGGATAGAATCTGATACCACACTACTCGAAGCAAGGAACATAGCACCGTAATATGGCTAGGTTTGCACAGGGTAAGTACACGCCCAAAAATCCTGAGAAGTACATCGGAAAGACATTCCCAACGTTCCGATCGAGTTGGGAGTTCCATTTTTGTAAATTTTGTGACGAGCATCCTTCGATATCACAATGGGCAAGCGAAGCAGTCCGTATACCTTACAGAAACCCTCTTACAGGCAAACAAACAATATACGTTCCTGACTTTTTTATTGCATACAAAACAAAGTACGGTAAAGATAAGGTTGAACTGATAGAAGTAAAACCAAGTAACCAAGCTATAAAAGAAAAAACAGGCCGCTCGAAAGCCAACCAAGCGTCTTGGGTGGTCAATCAAGCCAAGTGGTCAGCTGCTCGTGCATGGTGTAAACAAAAAGGCATCTACTTTAGAATCGTTACAGAAGAAGATTTGTTCGCAGGAACAAAAGGAAGCGCAAGACGTAAATAGGAAAGTGGAAGATTATAGACAGTAAATGAGTCTGGATGGAGAAACAACAATGACACGTAAACTTGAGGAGCTTTTAGATTTAGAAAGTTCGAAAGAAATGATCGACAAAGCCGAGGTACAAGAAAAAGATCAGAAGGCGATCGCCGCTGAAAACCAAAAAGAAACTCTTCGCGACATTGCAGAATTTGATAAGATAACAGAAGCTCTTCCGGGCGTAAAAGGCCTTGGCGATCTAGGCGATACAGAGCTAAACGAAGTAGCTAAAAAAGCCATGGATGCGTACGAAAACTTAATGGATCTTGGAATGAACGTAGAAGCTCGTTATGCTGGTAGAATATTCGAAGTAGCAAGTACTATGCTAAAAACAAACCTCGATGCAAAGACTTCGAAGCTGGAAAAGAAGCTAAAAATGGTAGAACTTCAACTCAAGAAAGAAAAACAAGACAAAGAAAGTAAGACTAAAAGCGACGACGAGTTCGAAAGTGGAGACGGTTATGTAGTAACAGATCGTAATAGCTTATTAGAGCGACTAAAGGGGTTTGATAAAGGTAAAGATAAATAAGAGTATAACTAGGACATTACGATGAGATCTTACACTGACATTTTAAACGAGTCTAAAAAAGTCTACCCTTTTAAGATAGGAGTAGCCGGCGAACTTCCTGAAGACTTCACAACACATATGGAAACTGCCCTTAAAAAGTTCGGAGTAGACAAACTTACGCCAGGAAAGAAAACTCCGATACAAGAGCGTCCGCTCGACTTCCCTCAAAAGCAAAATACTGAGGTAACATACTTTGAGGCAGAGTTGTCGTATCCGACAACACCGCAAGTACTAGCAGGTTACTTGGCAAACTTCTGCTCAGTACACGAGTCTTGCTTTGTAGTGCGTAGAACAGACGAACCACTTGAGCGCTACCAAGAAGACATGCCAGAGGAAGGTGACACAGTAACATACGAGACGCTGCTCACTAAAGAAGACATGGGCGGCACTAGTGCACAAAACGACGTTGCAGGTAACAGAGTAATGGACCTGCTTAAAGAGCTCGAGCAAGCTCGTAAAGAGCGTGAACATGATCCCGCTGCGGCAG